TTCCTTATCTCTTATTTTATGTTTAAGTGCTTTGTAATGAATACGCTTGAACTTTCAGATTACGAAATAGGTTTTATTAGTACGGTATTTGGTGCTATGTCTAGTAAAGTAAACACCATTATTGACTTCTTCTTTGGTGGTTCATCAAAATCAAAATAGTGCCTTGGCTTCCTAAACCAAGAGATAAGCGAACTAAGGCTGAGAAAAATAAGTCTTGGGGTGGTGACACTTCTTTTTATAGAAGTACTGCTTGGAGAAAATTAAGGAAGGTTGTGCTAGACAAAAATCCTTTGTGCGTTCATTGTTTAAAAGAAGATATAGTAAAACCTGCTGATGTAGTCGACCACATTGTGCCTATTAAAAAAAATGGAGCAAAGTTAGATGAATCTAATCTACAAGGATTATGTCACAGTTGCCACAATAAAAAGACTTATTATGAAAACAGACAAAAATAGGTATAGAAGTAAATATGAAGAGGACGTTTGTGCTAGGTTACATAAAAGTAAAATCCCTTTTAAATATGAAACAATTAATCTTTACTACGAGATTTCAGAACAAAGAAAATATATACCTGACATTATACTCCCAAACGGAATCATTGTTGAACTAAAAGGAAGGTTTACCTCTAAGGATCGGAAAAAAATGTTACTGGTTATAGAACAGCACCCTAAGTTAGATATACGAATGGTGTTTATGAGACCTAATAATAAGTTAAATAAGAATAGTCGAACCACTTATGCCCAATGGTGCGATAAGAATAATATAAAGTGGGCTAACAAATATATACCGATAGAATGGACACGAGAGACAAAAAGACACCCGAAGAGATAGCTGAAGAAATCTTTGGAAATTGGATAGTGGATTCTACAGAAGAAGAGCAAGGAGAGGACGGTTAGTCCTCTTTTTCTTTTCCTAAGTTTTCTATCT